CGGTGACGTATGAGCTGGATTCCGATTGCTTTGGAAGTTTCAATTTCGAACGTCGCGTGACTATGTTCAAACGGCGACCAGTGCTTGTGGCGTACAAGGTATTTGAGAAGGCCTGCTGCATTAGTCTTCTTATCCTTACGTGAACTAGATACACGTGCAATCTCCACAATATGCTCTTCAGCATTAGGAGTAATATTTAAAAGTTTTACTTGCATTTAATTTGTTTAAAGTGTCTATGTTATAATTTTGTAACTTTGCTATATGAAAATACAACTTTTCAGTTGTGTCTCCAAATTGCTCCATAATATCCTGAATATCTTGTTTACTAATTTTAAATTCTTTACTTAATTTAGTTTTTAAATCATCCATTCTTTCATATTCAGTTTTCATTCCATCTTCAAATAATTTATTATAACGTTTTCTAGCACGTAACTCAATTTCAAGATAAAGTCTATCTTGCTCTGGTTCTCTACCTTGGTAATTATCAATAAATTCTTTTTGCTCATCTTTCATCCAAATTAATTCCCACTCAGCTTGTTGAAAATACTCAGGATACTCAAAATCCCCATTTCTAATTTTATCTAAAAGTGAAAACTTATAAGGTAAAGATTTATGAGTTCTAAAACGCCTCCACCAGTAAAATGGTAACGCTCTTCTTCCACTAGGTTTTTTAGGTACTCTCATACCCCTAAATATTTTTTATATTTTGGATCCATTTTATCATAGTATTTCGTAGTTTGTAAGCTTCTATGAGCTAAATATATGTCCTTTTTGTTATTTATCAAAACCATAAAGCAAGGAGCTAATGATCTAGCATTAAATCCATCAACTTCTAAATCATCATTAGGATTTATACATAAGGCTTTCCAATTACTTAAATCTAATGTTTTTAATGTAGTATTTAAAAATTTTTGATAACGCTTAGTTTCTCTTTCATCTAATTCGTCATTTTGTATAAAAACTGCTGAGTTTTTGCCAGATTTTACAAAATTATGCATACAAATTATAAAATCATTATCAGGACTTAAAGTATCTATATAAATGTTATCATCTTCTCGTTCTTTTTTAGCAAAAGGACAAGTAGGCATACCATTATACTCATCTCTTGGTACTTCTAGTACATATTTAATATAATCTAATACCTTATCTTTCATTTAATACTTTTATTATTAAATCTCTTAATTCTTTCCTAACAATAGTATTATGAATCCACCTATCTAACATTGCATCTATCTCTTCCATTAGAACCAATATCCAGATATTAATTTATAAAGAACCATTATTATAATTCCTATATAAGCTACCATAGCTCCTTTAGCAGATGCCTCATATTGTTCTTTAGTTCTTCCTTGTCTATATTTGCGGTCTTCTTCAGTCATAGTATTTAATGTTTAATTAGTTTAATGCGTTTAAATCGCAAGTAAATGCGCATAAAACGCATAATTTTGTGGAGAATATCGGAGTCGAACCGATGACCTCTTCGGTGCAAGCGAAGCGCTCTAGCCAGCTGAGCTAATTCCCCTTGTAATTTAAAAGTTAGGATCTTTTGAGTCAAAATCATCTACAATATGATCTTTAACAAATTTGATCCACCACTTTTTAATTTTCTTACATATCTCTTTTAGCTTCATAAATATGTTTTACAGTTGGGAATCTTAATGAAATCCCACCTTTATCATTTTTAGTTTCTTCAAAATATTGAACAGTAATTGTTTTTCCAACAATTGACCCATCCATATACTCCAAACGTTGATCTTGAGTAAATCCACTACCAACTTTTACAATGTGACCTTTATGCTCAATCCATACTTGTGATAACATAGTCATTGATTCTGATTTTCCATCTCTAACAACCTCATGATTATCTACATCCCAACCTAATACTTCATACTCAGCATCATGAAATGACTTAACTTTAACTAAATTTTTAGTACGTTTACCTTCATAACCCACATCTTTACGTAACATTAAACCTTCCCAACTATCTTTATTTTCAACAGTATTCCAATATTCAAAGTGATCCTGATCTGTAATTAAAGTTTGGTGAGTAAAGCGTAAAATACTTTCATCAATGAATCTACCTCTTAACCACTGCTTTAATACAATCAATCTTGGGTATAATGTTCTTTCACTTTTCTCAGCTTCAAATTCTTTTCTAGTAAGCATATCAAATATCATAAATGCTGGGTTAGTAATTTGATGATCTTTACGTCTTAATTGTTTCATAACGCCTTGAAAATCTTCATTACCATCTTCATCAACTAAACAAACCTCACCATCAAATACACTATTAATAATGCCTGTTGCTTCAATTGCTTCCTTAACCTTATTTAATGTAGTAAATTCTTTACCCATTCTACTATAAAGCTTACAATTACCTTCTTCATCAGTAATAGCTAAACAACGAACACCATCTAATTTTCTTGAAACCCACCATCTATCATTCCAATCACATTTACCTTTATACTCTTGAGCTAATGCAACTTTAAATGTAGGTATAAGACCTGGTACTGCTTTGTTAATAATGGAATCACCACATCTAATTTTAAGATCTTTATCTATAATATCATAAATTAAATCCCAATCAATGTTTTTAGTAGCAAATCTATTAACCAATTCAATTGCAGCATGACCTGTAACTTCTCTATTGGTTAATTTATCTAGCAACTCAAATAATGTACAATCAGTGTAGCTAACTTTATCACTATTCTTCTTACAAGTTTTACTTGTAACATGATATTGTTTGTAAGGATTGTAAGTATACTCAAGTACACCATGTATCCACTCAGATTGCTCTTTAATTATAGCAATTTTTTCCAAGCTACTACTTGTAGCTCTCATTTTCTCAATAAATATTTTTAATTCAGTCATATTAATAAGTTTCAAATTCAAATTGTTTTTTCTCATGGTCATGCTCACTGTAAATGTTTAAATTTAAAAATTCATTTTCATTTAAGTAAAACATGTTTTCTTTTTCTGTTGGATCCCAACCGATAACAAAATCAACCTCTTCTTTGGTCAATATCATTTTAGTGTTAACCAACATTTCGAATTTCTCATTCTTTAACTGCTCTTCATACAAATACTCTGTCATAACCTTTATTTTAATTATTAATTCGTGGTGAATATACGAAAGGGGATTGGCTAAGCCAACCCCCTATGCGTTTTTCTTCAACATATCTTCAATATAATTCCTCTGGTTTTCAGTTTTTTTACTTTCAGCTACTTCCCTCCAAAACCACTTCTTTATAAACTTATTCCATATCCAACTTCTCATTTATATACTTTCATTTGTTTAATTTCATTTAATATACGACCAAGTAACCCACTATTACTAGAAGTTAAACGTCTATTTTCATTAATTTGCTCTTGCAAACGCTTAGTGTGATCGATTTTAGGAGTTGAGTATTGCTTCCAATCTAACCAGAAGCCAATAGCAACAACTACATTCATTCCAAGCGAAGCAAAAAGGATTTTTACGTCACTATAAACATCAAGCGAAAGCGAAAGGTGAAAATGTCCCACCATCCAAAAGGGAATAGCTAGCTGTTGACTTATCCAAATTAATATAAATTTAATAAACTTCATCATCTTCTTTTTTTAAACCTCTAAAGCGCTTTACATTTTGCTTCATTTTAGTATTTTTGGGCTCATCCACTTCCAAAGTTGCTCCACAACTATCGCATTGATATAATCCAGTCGTCCAATTCATACTAAATCCTTCAGCTCCACATTTTAAGCAAGGGTGAAATGGATTCATTTCATCATCAAACTCATCATAATTAATCTTACTCATTTTCCTCTAATATTTGAGCTTCCTCAATTGTTTCACACATTAAAAAGTGGGTTGGTGTTCTCAAAACATGATCACACCCTAAGTAATCCCTCCATGCTTGTAGGAGCTCCATATTTAACTTATTTTGACCTTTTTGTTCAAACATGTGGACAGGCGTCTCTCGCTTAACCACATAGGCTTGATCATTTACATATTTTAAGTAATCGGTTATCATCGTATATACGTATTAACTGGATATTAGTTGTATAAAAGCTTTTTAGCTTCTTTTACCTCGCTTTGTTTTAAATTCACTAATAATTTGTTTATTTGCTTTTGCTTTTTTTTCTGCTATAATTTGTCTATAAATGGGGCTTTCCCACTCACAACCTCTATATTCTCTCTTTTTCATATACTATTTTAAATGCTTCTTCTAATGTTATTCCTTCACTTTCGGGTCTAAACCCAACCATAAATCCTTTTTCATCAACATCTAATTCATCTAGTTCACCATCAAACCAACAATCATCATGATAATGAGCCCACCAACCATTTTCTAGTAAGTATTGTCTTTTATTTATTTCCATAATACTTGAATACAAACCAACAATAAAGATAAACATAAACTAACTAATGTTTTAGCACTTATACCTTCATTAAAATGAAATCCAACAAATGTAGCATATATAATCATTCCAATTCCAAATCCAATAAATCTAGCAGGCCATAATAAACCTCCTACACCTGCTACAGTATACTTTGTTCCCCAAATATAAAAAAACGACAGTATCATACCACATGCTGCTACTATAATTTCATTTTTCCTAAACCAATCTGTTGATTTTAAAAATTGCCCATTTAATTGATAAAATGTTAATATATGAGCTATTAAAAACATACCTGCTCCAATTACTAAATCTCCAATCTTAATCATACTTATTTTTTTCTAAATTGTCCTGTTATAAGCATCCAAATAAAATTTATAATAACCCAGGGCCATATAAATATTAGGATAAATCTCTCTAAATTTTCAAATTTTACTTTTGTGTAATTTGAAGCTATTTCTACCAAAAAGGCAAAAATAACTCCAATTACTACATAATTTATTATAATCATAATTACATTACTCCGTTTATAGGCTCATCAAATAACCAATTCACCTTATTTTTACTATTCAAATTAAAAAACAACTTATTTCCATTACCACCTCGACGGTTTTTACTAAAATGGAAGAAACGTTGACCTTCACTATCAAATTTTAAATGACCCATTGCTGTTGTCATATGCTTAATCTTATTTGACCCAACAAATGTTCCACCTTTGGTAACTTGTTGAATGATCAAAAACGTTGAATTTATTTTTTCATCATTATTTGCTTGATTATGCTCATCTAGTAATTGCAAAATACGATTGGTATTTGACTTACCAGTACCTCCAAAATAATCAACATAATTATCTGAAATTTCAGCAAGTGAATCAATCAAAACACAATCATAACCCTCTTTAAGTGCAGTTCTAAGAACAACATCAGGATTAACTTCACTATAATCACCCATAAATAGGATATCTAGCTCTCCAAACTTTGGAAACCTACGAACATAACCAACCATATCAATCGCATTCATTTCACCTGAAATAAACAAACATTTTTTACCTTTTGCTTGAAGATCTCCTAAAACATCAAGTAATACTGTTGTTTTACCAACACCTGGATCACCAGTAATTACAACATTTGTACCAGGCATAACACCACCTTCCATACTGAAGAAAGCATCAACTTTAGTACCTGTTCTCATAGGTTCAAACAATTTCTTGTTGAACTCCATGTCATTCATTTTTACTGTTTTAACATTCAATTTCATAGTAGTTGTTTCAACAACTTGCTTACTTGGACGACCTCTTTTTACTTTGTTTTGCATAACCTTTATTTAATTAATTTAACATTTTTGGGCTCTCACCTCATTTACCCTGTAAATATACGAACAGGATCTCGCTTCTCCACATTTTTTAGCAATTACTTTCATTAGCCCACTCATTATCTAATTCTGCTGAACAATAAATTTCAATATCTTCTCTAATTTCTGTAATTTCATTTAATACTAAATCACACATTTCCGTACACTCTTGGTCTGTGATAAAACCATTTGCATAACCATTAATTAATTCTAGAACTTGATTTTCTTTTGACATAACTTTTATTTTAATTTTAAATGCTTGGCTTCGCGCCTCATTTACCCCGTAAATATACGAAAAAAAAACCGGGTATCCAAATGGATACACCGGTTTCTTCAATTTATGTTTATTAACTTATTTCTTATCTATAAAAAATTTAGCTAAAATAACTAGTGCTACTAAACCAACAAATCCTCCCTCACCAAAGCTTGAGATTAAACCTGTTAAGTTACCAACTACATCCATTCCGAATATAGTTTGACCAGTTAAAACATTCCATAGGATCGCTACTGGAAGAACTGCCATCATAATTGATAACAAACCTCCAAAAAATCCAGTTACATACTTAATTACATTTTCCATTTTAATTTAATTTAAGTTAAACAATATTAAAACTTCAATCCAAACCCTAACTGTAAGTTAGTAGTTTTAGCTTGTGTATCGTACACAACTTTAGGATCTAGGAATACTCCTTTATGCATAGTAAACATTCTACCTACTCCTAATTTCATACCATCTGTGTCTAGTCCATCTGTAGCTACATACGCGAAATATCCTTTATAGAAATATCTTGCATGTAAGTCCAAACTTAAATCCTCAGTTGAATCTGCTTGTGAAACATTTGCCCCTATCATAAGGTCATCTGTTATAGCATATCCCACTGTTGGGCTTAAAGACCATTCAGTCCATGATACATTTGCAATGTCACCAGTACCTACGTACCAATCACCTTTTGCGTTTTGCACTTCTTGTGCGTTAGCTCCAACTGCAATTAGCAGTCCTAAAGCTAGAGTTAAAATCATTTTTTTCATTTTTTTGATTTTGGTTAATAAAAATTTTAATTTGAAAACGTAGTGGCCAACTACTTTGGATAACATATCATTGACGCGCTCTACATATTTCAAATATCGAACGGTAATGATAATAAATTTGACCTGGGGATCCTACCTATACTGTAGGTAATTTATGAATCCATTTTATCAGCTATATAGTTTTGGAAATCTTCAACATAATCGTCCATTTCATAATCACTATAATCACTGCCTCTGCCTTGCGCAAAGTCTCTTTGAAGAGATTCCATATAAGCGTCTAGACCATAGTCTATTTCGTCTTTACCTCCTCCTAATTCATCTTGAATGAATTTTTTAATTACACTAAAATCCATTTCTTTGGCTTCGTTTAAGAACTTAGCCCATTTTGCTTCATAACCTTCTTTCATAATATCTTCTTCTTTATTTTCTTCTACTCTAAATATTCCTGCACCATCTGCTGGCATTTTAAAATCAAATTGATCTGCAATTGAACGAATACCACTATTTTTAAGTGTCATCCATTCATCACCAAACCATACATAACCATAATCACCACCATACTCATCTACTTTTTCACCGATTTGTAATCCTGCTTCTACTATATCATCATCAAGAACCATTTCATTAGCAGGTTCATTATATTTTGAATTAATAGTTCCATCTTCTTCTATATTTGAAATATACCCTACACTAGCTACTTCTTTTGCTTTTGGTTCTGAGTTGTAGTGTTCTTTTAATATTCGACCTAAGTAGTCAGGATAACCATCATAATGGTTGTAAGTACAGGTAAATTCCCTGTCTTCGCTTAAATATCCTATAAGTGCTCTTGTTGCCATCTTCTTGTGCTTTTATTATACATATTAGAGATTATATTCCTGTTTATATTTTTTAATAAAACTTTCACCAACCGACAAATGTAATATTTCTGCTTTTTCTGGTACTCCAGGAAGTTTAGCGGATGAATTTATATAATCTATATTTGTATTCTTCCAAATTTTCATTTTAATTTTAGCATTGCTTCTATTAGAAGTTTTAAAAACCATCACAACAGGCATTTTACCATATGTTCTATTTTTTTCAATTTTAATCTTAGGTGGTTTAAATCCTTTTGGATATTTAGTCTCTACTTTATATGCTCCATTTTTATTTTTGGAATCATCAAAATACCAAATAGATGTTTCACCTAATTCTGGTTTTGTAGGAACCTCATGAAATGTTAATTCATATTTTGTTCTACGTTCTGTATTTTCTGCTGGTCTACCCCTGTTCATTTCTCATTTGTTTTACGTGTTTACAATTTCCTCTAGTTCTCCAAGTACCAGGACAATCACAATGATATTTACCTGAATCTGGATAGTATTTTGTAGTATATTCAGCATCACTACTACTACTTTTATTAATTTTAACTATTGTTTTACTTTTAGTAACTTTTACTTTAGGTTTAACCCATACAATATCATTTAATGTAGTATTTGGATCTACTTCCTTCCATGTTGGTACAATGTATTTTTTACCATTTGATACTACTAATGATGGGGGAATAATTGATTCTTTATGTTCGTATTTGAACATTTGTACATTAACAAAGGGACCAAATCCTTTAGGATTGAATCCAAATGCTTCACCATCTGGTCTGAATATAATTCTAGACCTTGGGTTTCCGTATTTATTTAAATTTGTGAATTTCCAGAGTGCCATATATGTAACCTTTATTTATACCTAAATATACGAAAAATATCTTGAAAAGCCAAATTTTATACTAAAGGTCTTCCTAACAATATTTTTGTATGATCTGTTCCCCCAATACTTCTAACATATGAACCATCATCATTCATAGTAACATCTTTACCTGCTAGAACTTTTTCAATAGTTTCTTCATCTGTTACTTGGGGTACACCTGCTTTAAGTAAAATATCTTTTATTTTACCTGATACCTCAACATAATACCCAGGTTGTTTTAATCTATCAATTTTATGAGTAATAACTGCTCTTTTAGCTGGGCTAGAACCATCATGTCCTGTTGCTACAAACTTTTCACCTGATGGTTTCTTTTTAGATACACTTACAGCATCAATATCTCCATCTGCATCTAAATCAGTTACTTCATACTCAGCTCCTCTTCCAGCTTCTTTATAAACATCCTTATCATTTGAATAATTACTATGACCTCCTGGGAGATATGAATATGCTGTTGATATTAAATCTATAATATCATCACTATAGTCAGCAAGTTCTGGGGTTGATAATTTATCCCAATCTTCCCTGATAGCTTGATTATGATATTGTTTATTGAAAAATTTATGCAAATTAAAATCACTCATTATTTTATGGTTTTATTATAAATATCAATAAAAACATCAAGTGGCACTCTATGCCCCATTTTTTTAATATGGTGAACATTAAATTTCATATACTTATCTTTAATATGATCTTTAAGATAATCTAACGTTTTACTACCACTAATAACATTATCTTTTTCACCTAACACAACATGCATATCATTTGGAATATGTTCTTTAACAAATTCTGGGAAATTGGGCTCAATTGTTCTAGAATGTAAAGCTGGGTTAAAAGCAACAACTGGTATTTTATAAAGCGCACCTAAAATAAATGCAGAATAACCACCCATTGATGAACCTATAATTACATCAGGTTTAAATTCCTCAACAGTTTCTATAAGAAATGGAAAAATATCACTTCGAGTATAATCTAATTCAGGAGCATGGACAAATGATTTAGTTGATAAATAATCAACCTTTTCACCACCCTGTGGACTTTCTAAACCATGTAAATATAATATTTTTTGTTTCATAACTGTATTGGGCTCGCACCTCATTTATACATAAATATACGAACCCTTTCTTGCTTCTCCAAATATTTTAGCGGGGGTTTCCACCAGATCTTTTGTTACTACGCGTAGTTCTTGAGTTATTATTTATAACAGGTCTATTGTTATTAATTGGTCTACTATTGTTTATAACGGGTCTACTATTGTTTATAACGGGTCTATTATTATATAATGGTTTATTATTTCTAATAATAGGTTTAGTGTTATTAACTCTTGGTTTATTTATAATTATTGGAGTAGTGTTATTAATTCTTGGTTTAGTTGATGCTATTATTGAAGCTTGCCCTATTTTATTTTTTATACTCCTAGTATTACCTCTTCTACCTGAATTGTAAACAACATTATAGCCCTGATTATTAAATGGCCCATTATACCAAGACCACTGATTGTGTTGGTATGGTCTCCAAGGTCTCATATACCAATCCCAATGATTCCAAGGTCTATTAAAAGAATAGTAAGGGTTATAAAAAGAATAATAATTACCAAAATCCATCCATAGTGGTCTATTTCCCCAATAACCATAGGTTCTACCCCAATACCAATCAGAATGTCTATAAAAACCTGTTTTAAAATCTAATGTAATAGTATTAAAATCTAAAGTTGAAAATGTTGTAGTTCCAGAATTTATATCTTCTAGATAAACTACATCAGTTTCACAACATTTATCTACTGGCTGATATGTAGCACATCCTGCCATAAAAGTTAAAGCCCATATTGTAATAAAAAATACTACTGCAAATCTTAGTAATTTTTGTGACGATGTTAATTCATTTTCTCCCATAGTTTAATTTATTTGAGTTTTATGTTTGGTTTTGTGATACTTTTCTTTTCTAATTTGTTCATCTAAACTTAGAAATATACACATTCTATTTAATTGCTCTGGCTTATTAAGGGCCATATCCGTTAAATATTCATCATCAAATGTCTCAAATATATCAGTAAATGTTAGATCTTCAAACAATACTTTATTTATTTTTTTCATCCTTAAGTCGGGTTACTAGATCACTAAAATCTTTTTCTGGGTTGAAGGGTATCATTTCATTTAATTTCCTTTGTCTTTCACTACACCCACAATCTTGTTTTCCATATACCCTTTTAAATAAATACTTTATTCCAGATATTTCTGTTATATATTCTACAACATCTCCTGCTCCCCTAAATTGTTGGTCTTTATCTTCAATCATGATTTTCCTTGTCCTCTATATGCTTTTTTATAATTTACACTAGTTTTAGTTTTGGATGTTTTTGTTTTTGCATGAATGCCTGGTCTTTTTTTCCTTTTAGACTTAGTATAATTGGATGCTATTAATCTTGCCATTTTATTATAAATATATCAACTTGTCAACTCTGCTTCAACTTTGCTCCAATATCTTAAAGTTGTTGTTTTATTCATGCCTTTAGGACCACCATTCCAACCTCTAGCCATTTCTTCAGCTGTATTTAGGTTATAATAAGTAATAAAAATATTAAACATTTCTATTGATTTTTTTCTACTCCATCTATCACTATAATTAAAAGAAATATTAGATTTTTTTCTTTTTAAAATCCTATTTACATCATCCACCATGCATTTCCTAATTTGTAAACATCCTACTGCATCTTCACCTGAGGCATAAGCTGAATCGTTATTTCTAGATTCTACAAACATTATTGCTTCTAGTATATCATTTCTATTTAGATTATATTTTGTTAATTCTATATCAATTACTAAACTGTCTACATCACCTTTTAACTTATCTACTTCAATATAGAGTTCTTCAATCTTATTTTTATGAATAATTATTCCTTCTTTAAGTTTTTTATTTTGATTACATAAACCAAATGCTAATACTATTCCTATTATTACTAGTATACTATAGATAACCTTTTTCATATTATTCTCCTTTTAAAAATTTAATTGCCTTATGGATTCCTGAGCATGCTTCATAATCTTCATGATATACATGAGTTTGTAAATTTTCTTCTAAAGTATCTACAAAATCATCTCTATGACAAGTTATGTCAACTGTAGTATCTTCATTTTTAATATAAACTTCTAAAACATGGATATTTTTTCTTTTACCTATTAGGTTTTCTAGTATACCCTGAGTTATAGCTTTTGATATAGATAAATCTTTATCTTTAATCATTTGCTCAAATTCCTCCACTGATTTTACTGCTATATATTTTGCCATATTAAAATTTATCCCAAAATTCACCATTAATATTTTTTGATCTTAAATTGTCTCTTTTTTCCTCATCTTTAAGGATTTTATTTGCTAATTTTTCTAAATGTCTAGATTTAATTTTATCATAATCATTTATTATTTGATCATGTTTTTTCTTTTTAATATTTCTTGTTTTCTTTGCCATTATTATGTATATGAAATTATATCTAAACCATCATCTTCTTCTTTATCTAACCCTAACTCAATTAATCTCTGCCTTGTATACTCATCTAATTCCCATTCTACTGTTCCTTTATTTACAGGCACATGATCTTCTATCCCCTTTATTTGTTTATCTGAGAATATGTCTCCAACTGTAAGAAAATAATGATTATAACATAGTAATTCTATATTTTCTTTTCTATAATTTTTCTTATTACCATCTTTAAAATTTAATAATAATGGCATTTTATAATCAGATACTCTACGTTCATGAAATTTACAAACACTACATTCTTCCATTAAATGACCTTCTGTTATTAGTCTATATTTAATTTTATCAGGTGAAAATGATGATGCATCTATTCTACCTTCTATTATATCAATTAATGCCGGTTCTTTACCTCCACTTCTTAAAAACTTAGGAATACCCTTACCAGATTGGTTTTTATGTTGTTCAAATAGATTATCATGAGTTTTGCTCTCATATAATTTAGCCCATTTTTTATAATGTTGATAAGAACAATTTAAATATCTAGCAGCTGCTCTGTTTGATTTTGTTTTATTCATAGCAGCTACAATTAATTCCTTATTTAAAGGTTTTGCTTTTGGCATACTACTATTCTTTGATTGATTTTATTTCTTTAGTATTTAATTTTTCATTTTTTTCATATGAATTATACTGTTCAGGAGTCATTATTTGAATGTCATTCCATGTATGGTCACCACTACCATTAGTAGTACTGACTGCTTTATAAGCCCCCATAGTTGAACAATCAACACAAACTTTATAACCAAATTTAGTTAATCTTAATTCTGGCATATCTTCATTGCAAGCGATACAGGATATCATCTTTAAATCTTTTGGATATATTCTTTTCATAGTTATAATTATGTGTATTCTTAACCTATCTGCATCAATATACGAAAAATTAGTAAGAAATCCAAATTATATTAACATTTTTCCTAATATAAATTCTTTAATTTTTGATTTATTGTTTTTATCATCTTTTAAGAATTGTATATGTTTAAGTGAATCTTCAAATGATAAACTGCCTTTTTCGAATGATTTTAAAACAGGACACTTATATTGAGAACAAGTATTAGGACGATTTTTATAAATTTTACAACCAACACAACTATCAAAATGTTCGCATGATTGGGGAACACGTCCAAAAGAATCTATGTTATTTTGGGAGAATAGATGTTGTTCTTCTTTTTCAATGTTAAAATTAGGAAATAAAGTTCCATCACAACACATGCCACAGTTTTGACATAAGTCATTTACCCCAGACATTACAAAGGAGATCTATGTTTTATAAATTGATATAAATCTTTTGCTGTAATTATTGAATATGTTTTATCATCTTCCCCTTCAAAAGGTACTATTTTACCATCAGGATTAAATCTATCAAGTAACCACCACATTATTATATTAAATGAAGATTCTCCATACTGGAGTTTTAATAAAGTTTCTATAACTAGCCATAAATCTTTATTAGTTTGAGTTAAATCAATACCTGATAATTCAAATAGAGCTTCATCATCCTTGTGGGATTTATCTAATTTATTTACTAGTAAACAAAATACACTTTCATCCGTTATTACTAAATTATCTTTAATGTCAACATCCGACCCTAATATTTCTTTAAATAGATTTTTTAAATCTTCAGTACCTTCGAATTCTTCCATTATTCTATTTCTTTTACAACAAATATTTTTAAAAAATCTTTAATTTTCATTTTTTTGATTTGACTAGCAAAGTCTATTGCTCTTTCTAAACTATCAGCATTAAATGTCATTACAACATCTGCTTTTAAATTATCTATTTTATTACTCTTATTATAAACATTAAATTTCATCAATTAATTTTTTAATTTGGTTACATCTTTCATAATTTTCTTCTTCAATATAATACTTAATAATATTATTTAGTACACTTTTATAATTAGATTTATCCAGTTCTACTACTAAAGATAGATTAAATATGTTAAATAGTTCTACTTTTTCTAAATTATTTTCAATAGCACTTGCAATAGTTTGTAAACTATCTTTGATTATAAAAGTTCTAAAATCCTCTTTTGATGCTAATTTTTTTAAATCTTCAGAGTTATTATAAACAATTTCAATAATAGTTAAATCTCTTACTTTCTCTGCTTCGCTGGTTATTTTATCTTCCATAATGTTGGGGTTTAAGAGGTTCATTTATAAATATTAAATTACTTCTACTTCTATATCAATGTTTCCTAATCCCCAGTCTTTAGTGTTTTTAGTTTTATCAAACTTTTCTACCCATGTATATGGGTCATTATATGCTTTATTATCTCCCTTATAAGCACCTGTATTTTGTTCATCCTGAACTCGTGTTCCATCTTCTTTTGTAAAATAAGCTCCATGTTCCATATGATACACAGCAGGTTCATATTTAACTTCTAAATTAAAACCATTTAATGTTGCTTTTTTCTGAATATTAGTATCAACAAAACAAGCATATATCATTTCCTCTTCAAATCCTTGAATAATTTCCCAAACATTCCTATGTGCTATTTGAAAATCCCCACAACAATTAATTAAACTATAATTATCATTTGGTGTTACTTTTGCAGGAAAATGTCTTGCAGGAATGTTAATTAATGATTCTCTTAGTTGTTTTATATTTTTAGAACTATTTTGAATGATTTCTTTAGGAGCTTCTCTTCTAGATACTGTATAAAAAGTATGTTTATTTAAACCTTTTATTAGATTTTTTAATTCTCTTCTGGTTGGAGGAATAACATCTATATTAGTTGATACTATCCAATCAGCATCACTTCTTCTAATAGCAATATTTCTACTTATAGATTCATTACATTTTTGAGCATTTTTATCAAATATCAATCTATCAACTACTTCTGATGGTATACAATAGTGTTTTATTTTTCCCGTTTTTGGAAGTTTATCTTCAATTTCCCATATAAATGAGCTTTCAGGAGAATTCCAATCTACATAATTTACTTCGTCAAATGTTTCGGCCATAGATTTAAAATGGAGTATTCCTCTTTTAAAATCTTTATAACCATCATTTCTATTTACCGTTACTGATGCAATCTTCATAATATTTTATTGTTTTTTTAAGACCTTCATTTAAGGGTGTAAATGGAAATTCTTTTAAGTGGGTGTTAACTAATTTTTTACTAGGTGAACCTACAAATTGATCTTCATCCCAAATAATCTTAGAAGAATCATAACCAACTATATCACAAATAGCTTGTGCGTATTCTTTTAATGTATGAGTCTTACCTGAAGATAAATTAAATATTCCTGGGGAGTCAGTATTGTTAATACAAGCCATTATTAAATTAATAGCATCATCAATATAAATTAATTCTCTTTCTTGAGTACCATCTCCCCATAATGTAACAGTATATCCTAAATCTTTAGCTGTTACTATTTTTCTAATCAAATCAAATATAAAATGCTTATCATTTAGATTATAGTTAGGTCCATAGAATACGGATGGAATTAAATAATTAAAAGACATAAAAAACTCTTTTGATAAAGCTTTTAACCCAACTAATAAATTGCGTTTAACCATACCATATACTTCATACCCAGTTTCAGGTTCTCCCTTTAAGTAATTATCTTCAGATTTAACTACATCATTATTATAACCACAAGATGAACCAAAGGTAATCATTTTAGCCCTTTGTTGATTATCAGCCCAATAAGCTAACATATCAGCATTAATACTATTATTAATTATCCACTGTTCTCCTGGATGGTCTTGACAGTATCCACCTGCTTCTGTTTTAACAGCTAAATGAACAATAAAATCAATAGTATTTTTCTCTAAATTCCACATGCTAGTAAAATTAGTAGAGTTAATCTCTATAACCTCATGGTTTTTTGATTTTAATTCTTTTACTAAATGTTTTCCAACAAATCCTGTGGATCCTGTTACTAGTATTTTCATATTATAAATTTGTATATTTTTTATTATTATCTGTAATTATCATTTTATATGCTGATACTAATTCATTGATACCATCTTCAATTTTATATAAAGGTTTCCAACCTGTTGCTTCTAACTTATCATTTGATACTATATAATTTCTATTATCTTTATCTGTTGAAAATTCATTCTCTATAATTACTAAATCTGGAAAGTATCTTTTTATAGTTTCAGCTAATTCTTTTTTATTTAAATTAGCATCAGATAATCCTACATTAAATACTTCCCCATTTAATTCATCATAATTTTCAATACAATGGAGAAAAGTATAAGCTATATCTCTTACGTGTATATAATTTCTTTTAAAGTGGGATTGGAATAAAACTAATACACCTTCAGTCATTGTTTTATATACAAAATCATTTACTAACAAATCAGTACGCATTCTAGGGGATGACCCAAATACAGTAGCTAACCTTAAACAAATTCCATTACCCCAATCCATTATATATTCTTCAGCATTACATTTAGTAATAGCATAATGAGATAAAGGATTAAATGGTGAATCTTCAGTAATTATGTTTTCTGAACTACCATATTGGCTATTTGTATTAGGCATTAATAACTTTTGATTTTTTCTTAAGTTATCTACAATAAATTGTATTTGACCATAATTAATAGCTGTTGCTAGTTCTTTATTTGCGTCACAAGCTGGTGCTCCTACTATAGCTGCTAAAGGGATAATTATATCGTGATTAACAATTTGTGGTAGGAATTTTTTATGATCTGTAACATCACCCTTAACAAAACTAAAGTTTTTATCGTCACATAAATGTAATAACGATGTTTGTTTGTACATTAAATTATCAAATACAGTTACATGATAACCATTATCTAATAATACTTCAGCTAATACTGATCCTAAATAACCAGCTCCTCCTGTTATTAATACGTTTTTTTTCATAGTAGTTTTGCATTTTTATCACGTGAAGATAATATAGGATTATCAATAGGCCACGGAATTTTTAATTTAGGATCATTCCATTTAACTGTAAATTGTTCTTTAGCTCCCCCATATAACGTTGATTGTTTATAACTAAATACCCCAAAATCACTCATTACTAAGTGACCATTAGCAAAACCTGGTGGTACTAATATTTGATTTCTATTTTTATCATTAATACTAAACATATCATACTCTAAGTAAGTGTCACTTGATTCTCTCATATCAACAACTACTTGTAATAATGAACCATAAACACATGAAACTAACTTCCATGTTTTATCATCACCATGTAATCCTCTTAATGTATTTTTTACTGATGTACTAATGTCATCTTGTTTGAATATTATAGGTTTATTATTATTAACTAAATGGTCAAATATTTTATAATTTTCTATATTCCAGTTTTCAATATACTCACCTCTATAATCATGGTGTATATCAGGTTGAATAATTGCTACGTCTTTTAATTTTTTACTAAACTTATACTTCATATCTTAATTGTTTTAAATTAACTTTTGCTGTTCCTTTCTTTTGTACCACTTGTGTAGAACATTTATTAGCAAATTTAATAGCTGTGTGTATTTGCTCATCAAAACTACCATATATGTGGGTTATATATGCGTATACTAAACCGGCCATAAATGTATCACCGGCTCCGCTAGTATCTCTAACATCTACTTTATCTACGGGGAATAGTTCACCCTTATAACGTGCTCCTTTACTCCCTAATGTTGAAATTACTCTATCATAAAATGAATCATTATTTTCTAGAAATGTTTTATTTTGGTTTGATTCAACTTCATTTATTTTAATAAAATTAATATTTGAAGCCCAATTACCAATAGATTTTTTTGTATCTAAAAAAGTAATTATGTGTTGGTTTGAAATATAAGCTATTTCATCTTCTGTTAAAAATCCTTTACAATAATCACTTATAACAACAGCATCATATTGGTTCCAATCTATACCATCTAATGTTTTTTTGGCTACAGGAAATATATCATCTTCTCCCTCATCAATTCTTATAAACATATGATTTGTTCTTTCATCAACATATCTTGTTTTTTTAATTTGATTAGCGTTTGAAATTAAATCAACTTCAATTCCTAATGCTCTTAAATTATCAGCTACATTACCTGCCATACCTTCAGTTGAAACATATGATTCTGGTTTTAAGATAGGTACAGGTGCATCTGGACAAAATCTATTTGTTGTGCAATAGATATATTCATCTAAACAACTATCTCCTATTACTAATACTTTACTCATTTATTATTTTATTTATATGTTTATGACATGCTTCTGTTGCCTTTGATGCAAATTCTTTTTTAGATAGAATATTTTTATTTTTTATAATATAACCATCATATTGATTCAAACTATGTTTATAATTTTCAGTAACAACTAAGTTTTTAATAATATATTGATTAATATTTTTATTTTTATTAAATTTATAATAATCTAATACATTCATTATAAATGTATCATCAGGTCCATAATGACCCAAACTAGAATTAAAATCAATATAATCTTTAAATAAATCAGATGTTAATAAGTTACACCAGCCTGAAGCAAATTTAAATTTTTGTTCATTTTTAATAACTGATAAATCTTTTCCATTATGTTTAAATAATTGGTAGCCATCAAATCCAAAATAATTATCATGGGATGCTGGTATATCTTTATAATCTTCATTAACTAAAATATCCCAGGTTTCATCCCATAATCTGTGTATTTGGGGTGTTATAATACAATGTTTATCTTCAACTGATTTATGAGCTACAATTAAGGAAGCTATTGCATTATCTGGAAATACCATGTCACTATCAAACCATATAAAAGCATCTACTTTATCCTTATATTGTTCTAAAAACATTGTTTTATAACTAAAAGCACCTAATATTAACTCTTCAAAATTTACATGCTCTTCTAATTGACAGTATTCTTTTACAACATTATTTAATTCATTAAACCTATTAACAAAATAGGAGGCATCAAATGTACTATCTTCCCAATTATAAAAATATTTAGATAAATTTAAAAATGGAGAAAATATAATTTCATCATCAATATAATTAAGATTTCTTCTTAATTGATGAATAAATGTTTGATAATTATCTATTTCATAAGGTGATATATGAATACTTATATGATACTTCATAAATTATTAAGTTTAATTAATTCATCGATCCAGTCCTCTATTCGTTTAAAAAAATTACTATTTTCTAGTGCTCTTTTATAATTAACTTCAATATAAGGTTTCATATCATAATAATCTTGGGGTGTTAGTTTATTTATAATATCTACTAACTCATTTTCATCTTCAAAATGTATAATACCTCTATCATCATAAAAATCACCTATATAAGGAGCACCCCAATAAAGAGGAACTGTTTTAGTACAGAAACAATCAATAATTTTATCTGTAAAATAATTATTATGTTTTGAATTTTCTACTGCTACATGAAACATAGCATTTCTATTCCACAATTCTTTTTTACCTTCACCTTCAATTGGGTTACCATTTGGTAAATCATTACCATCTGGTCTATTATTTTTTTCGTGGTTAAAGTCACTTAAATGAGGATACCATTTATGTGGTATTTTTATTTCTGATTCTTTATCAAATATTCTATGTCTTAAATGATGGCCTTCAATTTTATTTAATGCACCTCTTAAAAAATTAACTTCAAATACTCTTTTTTTATTATCAAATTCTTTACAGTATTCTAAATCAATATTTCTTTCACCATGAGGAAATATTTCTGAGTTAGGTAAATTAATATCTGAGTTCCAACTTAATACTGCTGAGTATAAATGTCCCCATTGTTTAGCATAATTATGTAAACCAAAAAATTCATTTGGTTCATTAATTAATAATATATTAATTGGGTTTATAGCTAATTCTTCAGGTGTACCAGGCCTGTCATTAAAAATTGTTATAGGTTTTTCTTTAAATCTTTCAATACTACCTAATCTTTTTTCATACCTTTCTTGAGGAATAAAATTACTAAATATTACCATGATATCTCCCAGTCTTTAAATTCAGCAGCTATACAATCAACTTTATAATCTTTCCTCCCACCTTCATTTTCTTGGATTTTATTTTTGGCAGTATTTCTTATACCATTTAACCCATGTGTCAATCCTAAATTACCATCTCCAGTTCCAGCTCTATATTTAGTTTCATTATGCCAAATATGAAGATTCATCTGAGATAGAACTACAATTGCTCTAACATCTTCTCCAGTTAATTTAATATTATCATCTTTAAGTATTTCTCCAATATCATGAGTTATTTCTGCTATTTCTTTAGCATACTCTTCTTTATGGTCTATAATGAATACTTCTTTTAACTGAACAATAGATAATCTATCTACTAATTCAGACAATGTTGGTAGGTATTTTCTCATATTATATATTTCTAAATCGTCTTTTATCAGACCATTGTACTTTTTTGCTATTACCTAGCATTTTATATTTACTAATTTTATTATTTAAATCATTTCTGGTTTCATTGGTATGTGGGTTGCCATTTGTTTGTTGATCTTTCATTTTAAAGGGTGCTATAATAATTGTTTTGTTTAACTTGTCTTTCTATATCTTTAGGATGATATAACGCAAAACATTCCTCTTCATGAAGATTAGAATATGTGCTATAACCTTCTAGTACTTCATGTACTCTATTTACCCATTTAATTTTAGGATGATTTTTATAAATTCTCCATTGAAAATCAGGCCAATTAACCCAACCTTTATCATTTACTCTCCACCCCCACTTTTTTTCATATTCTTCAGTTAAACCATGTACTTTATTAACTCTAGGTACTCTGATTACTTCATTATCTGGGTTACTTATAATAATTTCTGGTAGATATTCAATCAAATCCATATGTGGTATTTCATCTGCATCTATTTGGAAAATCCAATCTCCACTACACATTGAAGTTAGTTTATTTTTCCAATCAGCAAAATGTCCTTTAAATTCACCAGGTATCCAATTAAATTCACCATTAATGGATTTTGCTCTTAGAAATTGTTCTACACCTTCATGACCATTATTAATATCATAAAGTACCACAATTTCATCTTCATACCTCTTATGTTTTAAAAGAAATGGTATGAGTTTTTGTATTTCTACAAACTCGTTGCATACTGTTATAGCGTAACTTATTTTCATATGTTTAATTTTGGTATGATTAAATATACGAAAGAATATTGGTTAATCCAACTTTAGATATTCCTTTAATTTAATTGTAGGTTTCCAATTTAGAACTTTTTTTGTTTTTGAAATGTCAGCCCTAGTAAATCTACTTTCACCAATTCTTTCTGGGATGAATTTATGTTTACCTCCTATCATTTTTACTATATCTAATATGGTGTGTTCTTTTCCTGTTCCTACATTATAAATTTCACCAAATCCTTCTTTCACTGACATAGCTGACATATTGGCTGCTACAACATCTTGAACATTAGTATAATCTCTAGTTTGTAAACCATCTCCTACTACTGTCATAGCTTTACCTGCTATTTTTTGTTTTAAAAATAATCCAATAACAGGAGCATATTGACCTTTAGTACATTGTCTATCCCCATATACATTAAAATACCTAAATGTTATGGTTTTTAAACCGAATAATTCAGTATACATTTTACATAATTCCTCACCTGCTACTTTAGTAACAGAATACGGATTTAGACAATCATTAGGCATTGTTTCTTTTAAAGGTGGTTTGTTTTTTAAACCATAAGCTGATGATGTTGAGGAGTATATAACTCTGTCACAACCAGCTTCTCTAGCTGCTTGTAAAACATTACAAGTACCACTTACATTTGTTTTTGTTGCTAATGTAGGATTTTGAATCGCTGGTTGGATTCTTGATTCTGCCGCTAGATGGAAAACCACATCAATATCTTTAAAAAGATCTTTAATTAAGTCATAGTTTCCTATGTCAAAGACCCAGTTCATTACTTTTGAACTTTTATTAAAGTAAAATTGTTCATGTGCATCTGATGACTGGTTATCTATTACTCTAATTTCATCAAATTCTTCATTATTAACTAGAGCATCTACTATATGAGATCCTATAAAACCGTTTCCCCCAGTAACAAGAGCTTTTTTATATTTTTTTTTATTTAATTTTCCAATATTTTTTATTTTACTTAAAATTCCCATTTTTTTTTTATTTATTTATTTTAATTTTCTCCTTTAAATACCTCTATATAATCTAAAGCCTCCATAAAATCGTTATGAGGAAATCTTTTTTCTGTAGTCATATCCATTCTCCACTCATAAAACTCTCCTTTTTTGTTAGGAATAGGATATTTTTCTTTTTCTTCTTCTTTAATTTCTACGGCTTTTACAGCAGCCCATTCATAATTATCTTGTGAAGGGGTTTCATTTTCTACACCATAATCTCTAGCTACTGCTGCAAACACCATACCTTGTTGTGGTAAATTAACTGTTTGAGGCATCCAAACCATTCCTTCATCATCTTCACCTAATAAAGCTTTATATAATTCTGGTAGTATTTCTATTTGTTCTTCAAAAAACTTTTCCCCCTGTTTCATTATGGATGAAGTTTGAAAACCACAACCATAACAAGAATATAATTCTACACCATTTACTTCATGCTTATAACAAGCATCTCCCCCACATCTATTACATTTTATTAATTTATCTTCTACCATTTTATACTTTTTTTAATTTTGATTTTTTAGGCATTTTAATTTTATCCATTCCCGGAAGTTTTAATTCCATCTTTTTAGGTAAAATTGGAAGGGATATATCAAATATTTCATTAATTTGATTACTCATTGATTTATAACTAAATTTTGTTTTTGAAATTTTAGTTTGTCGTTTTGCTTTTGTAACCCAATCATTATAATTTTTAAAGGTATCCTCAAATAAATATTTTACATCACCTAAATTAGGTTTAAACCATTGTGCTTCTTTTAATAACATATTAGGAACTAATGATGAATTGTGGAGTTGTTCTAATTCACCCCCAATATACCCAACATCCCCTTCATTTAAAAAATCTGTATGGCCAGACCAAGCTGTTGTAATAATAGGTTTATTAACTAAACTAAATTCTAGTAAAGGTCGACCAAATCCTTCACCTCTAGTTAAACAAACCATGGTTTTTACTTTTGGATGGTTATATATTTCATTTACTTCAATGTTAGATAACTCACCATGTAATAAATAAATAGCAGGTAAATCATTAGATGGAATTGAATCTTTTATCATATCAATTCTTCTCATAATTTCAGATCTATCCATATGACTCCCACTTACAACTGCTGTTTTTAGAATTAATGCTGGTTTAATCTTTTTATCTTTAAAAATTTCATAAAATGTTTTTACTAATAAACCTACATTTTTCCTATCATGACCTAACTCTCCATGCATCCAGTGTCCTACAAATAAATAAGCATAATCTTCAGGAATGTCATTTATATTATTATATAAATCCTTATTTGAATATTCTTTAATAGGTTTATAAACATCTAAATTAGCTCCTTCAATTAATACTTTAACTGGTTTTTCTAATTTAATTACTTTTTCACCTTCATTATCTTTTGTAAATTCACAACTTTCAAATACTCTTTTAGAATGGTTAGATGAAGTTAATATTAAATCCATACGATTACATCCTTCAATCCAACTTCCATCACATATAGTGGTTTCAATTCCTGCTGTTAGTCCAATATTATACTTACCTACAGCTTGGAATTCATTGGGAACTGTTATCTGACACCAATAATCAGGCTTTTCAGTTAATTGAGGGATAATATGTTTAGCTAAAAATCCCCACTTTTTTTCATTATCTTTAATAAAATTACGTTGAGTATTACCCCACCTTTGAGATAAGATTTTTACTTCATATCTATCTGATTCAATTATAGCCTTGACATAATCCCTAGCTCTGGCTCCATAACCACTATATGTGTCTATAGGACAACTTACAATAAATGTATTTTTCATATTAGTATACTAATTTATGATTTAAAACTTTGTTATTTTCATTTTTATCACTAGTAAATGTAAATTTTGGTCTTGGGGTAAATGTTTTAAATAATTCATCCATTCCCTCTACTACTCTACTAGACATTTTTTCAGATGTAAATCCTGCTTCTTTACCTAAAGCCCATTCCATCCCTTTTTTACCTATTCTTTTTCTTTCCTTATCCCCCATATCGTACATAGCTCTTATTTGTAAAGCAGCTTCTTCTGATGAACACCTATCATCATAAATGTATGGTGTTTTTGGAGAGCCTACTAATGATAAATTTGTTGGGAAAACTGGTAAAGCCCACTCACCACATTTTGTGTATGTTTTCTTATGATTAGAAGGAATATCTGAATTTGGTGTATACCATTTTCCTTTATTATCAACAAATCTCATTTGATCTTGCATACCACCTGTCACATTAGCAATAATAGGAGTACCTGTAAGTAAAGATTCTGTTAATGATAACCCCCAACCTTCAGCTGAGGATAATAAAATAGTAGCATCTGCAACATTATATAAAAGAGACATTTGCTCAGTTGTTAATTTATTTGCTGAGATTCTAATATTATGATCTTTATTAGGAAATAAAAACTTAATTACTGCTGGTAAATCAGTACCATGATCATCTATAGGATTCGTATGTAATACAAACTGACATTTACTTCTTTCTTCTTTAGGTAAACCATCTAAAAAATATTTCCAAGCTAAAATTGTATCTGGGATTGATTTTCTTCTAATATTTCTAGAATTGAAAAATAAAGTAAATTTATCTTTATTCATACCCTGTGAAACATACTCATCAATTTTTTGTAAGTCTTTATTATCCTTATCTATAGGTTTAAAAATATTATGATTTAAACCATGAGGGATATATTTAATAACCTTAGATTTTCCATCTTCACCTAAAACCATCTCATTTATATTTTTGGTTTGTTTAGATATTCCAAATAAAGCATCACATGAGTTATAAAAGTCTTTATTATACATTGGAGCTGGTAAATCATCCCAAATATTTAAATATGCAATTGGAATTTCCTTTCGAATTTCATTTTCAATATTGAATAACCATTCAAAATATCTAGGATCTGTAATTAAGAATAAGGCATCAATTTTTTCCCTTTTAATTACCTCTCTTAGTAGATCAGGATCACCATAACCATCACAAGGATATAATGTTACTTTAGAGTCATTAATCCCTATTATTTTATTAGTTGCTTCACTTAAATCTTGGATATTACCCTTATCTGGGTGTTTAATTGCTCCTGCTAATTGAGTCCAATTATATCTGTGAGAAGTATTAGTTACTATTTCTCTACCTATTTGAGCAACTCCTGAATGTACTCTAATATCATCTGTTAATAGTAAGATATTTTTTCTATCTTTTTGTTTAATATAACCTTCTTTCATTTAAATAACTTTTTTAATTACTATTATTTTTCTAAATTAACTTGTGAGTTTATTTTTTTCCTAAAATCTTCATCTGTTAAATATAAAAATAGAGATCTATCTGCTAATTTTTGAAAACTAAATTTTCTTTTTACACATTCGATTTTAAAATCATCAAATAAATCACTTTTTACTTTTACACTAGTTAATGTCATGTCTTTTGAATTTGCCATAATTTTTATTTTAATTTATATTTGTCTATACATATATGCAGATTAAAAATTCTTGCCAACAGCATTACATAATTCTGTATTTTCTTTGTATGGGCAAAATGAGCAATTCCATTTACTTGGGTTTGCATTAAATATAGTATCCTTATATGAACCATCCAAGTTGAAAGCTTTATTTATAAAATCATCTAAATTTTTAGTAGCTTTATTTACTTTATTTCTACCAGATGCTGGGGTAAAAGTTTGTATTCTTTTTTGAGGAAATTCTCCATCTAAATATACCTTCCTTCTAACTATAAAAAATTCAATATCAATGTTCTCAATAGGTATATTATATTGCTTACTAAAGAAGTATTTATAAAGTATTAATTGAAATTGCTTAGACTCATCTTTTTTAGCGTATTTACCCCATCCCTTTGTTGACGTTTTTATGTCGATTATTTTAAATGTATTTGTGGGTTCATGGTACATTACGATATCTAAGTAGCCCATGTATTTAACGCGGTTAAGACGCAGATTAGGCGCAATAACTATGGGTATCTCACAACCAACTAAATACCATCCTTTTTTACTAAAATGTCCACCTTTTTTCTTTTTGAAATTCTGGAGGATTGCTATACCATCGTCATAAAATTCTCTTAATTCTTCAGGTGTGCTAAAATGTTTACCTTTATTTTTTTTATAATCATTAGCATAACATTCTCTTAAGGTTTCTTCAAATAATTCTTCTATATTAATTCTATCAGCTTCAGCACCACTAGTTTCATACATTACATCTAAATAATGTTGTAAAACTTCATGTAAAGCTGTTCCAAAAGTCATATGAATACTTTGTTCACTAATTTTATGACCATCCCTATATTGGAGAGACCATTTTTTAGGACATTGAGTAAACATAGATAATTGAGAATAAGATATATTCTTTTCAACTGCAAAATTAAGAGGAGTTGGAGGATTTTCCCTAATATCTCTTACTATTATGGGTAATTTCTTTTTAGCCAAAATTTATTTTTTCCACTTATCACGACCTACTAATAAGCCAATAATGCCATAATTAGCAACATCTAAAAATGTATCTTCCATACCTTCACCTTTAACAAAATTCTTACCATTTACTAATAGATTTTTTAGTCTAGATATTTTGTCAGTTAGTCTAATTGCTAAACCTGTTAATGAAAATGTTTTATCTGCTTTACTATTAAGGATATCTCCACCTAATGATATATTATTCAACCCATAATCCATATGTTTAGCTGCAAACATTTTATACATTTCTTTTTGGATTTGTTTAAATTCTTCCGATAATTCTGGATATTCATGTTCAAATACTTCTACTGCAGTTGAATTAATAGTTGGTATCTGCCTTTCTAGTACTTTATTTTGTACAGGATTCCCATCATTAATAAATGTTGGTGTTTCTTTTTTAGTAAATTTAGCATTCATTATTTCTCTATCACTCATATCATTTTGTTCCTCAAACTTTTTAATTATATCACTCATTAATAACTTCTTTAGTGGGTTTATTAAAATATTTTTCTAATGTTGCTAATCTATCATCAGCATCTACTAACATTATTAATGCTTCTTCTGCATTTTTATAAAAGTCTCCTGTAGAATGATCACCAATACCCACTGCATGGTTTGATAATAATTCTAAACTAAGTAATGCTTTTGATTTATCAGCTAATGCTGAGTCTTTTAACATGTTATACACTTGTGCTATCATATTGTTTTCAATAGTTTTTTAATTTCTTTATCTTCTAAACCTACACCCTGTAGGATATTTTTTACTTCTGATTTTCCTAATATTGGAATATACGAACAAGCTTCATCAAATCCAATTTTTAAATAATTAGCTATTATTTTAGATAAATCTTTTGTATCTTTTTTATTTTGGTTTTTAATGTATTTATTCCAAATTTTCTTCTTAGGAAGTATTTCTTTATAAAAATTATAAAGACCTTCTTTATCAGTTGGGTGGAATTTTTGAGCTAAATTAACTATGTCAATATACCCCTTATTCATAGATAAAAATCTATGAACCATGTAAGAATTCCACCCATCCCAATCTTCTTTTTCAAATTGGGTGGATGAAGTTTTCTTAACAGTTATTTCATTTAACCAATTAAATACAGTCATTAAATAATATCTTCTTTATATTCTTCTCTTAAATCTGGAGGTAATGTTAAACCTACAATTTTTTGTGTTTCAGCATCATAAAATACTGGAATTGGCATTACTGCATCTTCATCTGTACCTGCTACAAATTTAGATACTTTTCTTAAAAGAACTCCTTGTTGGAAAATCTTTTTTCCTTCTGGTGTTTCGAATGAAGTAGTGCTTTTTAAGTCTACTTGAGGTGGCATTTGTTGATTACTCATTTTTAATTATTTATTTGTTATTAATTTAATTTAATTAGTTGGTTAATTAAGGCCATACAATTGATTTCTTTATCAATTCTAAAATTAGATTGATATGAATATTCATTTATATGGAAGGCAACCATTCCTTCTTTTCCGGGTGCATATTCTGAAGATTTTTCATATAAGGTTCTATATAATTCCTCAAAATCTTTTACATTAGCATTTGCTATAATTTGTCTAATATTAGTCCAAGATTTACCATTTGATAATTCTTTAAGAACATCTTTGATATAATTAGATGATACTAATGCTGTTGTATCTAAATTTAATTTGTTGTCTGTTGTAGATACTTGTATAGTATTAAGCATCTTACGAACATCAGGATAGTTATTATCTACAATAATTCTTAAATCATCTTCAACTGTAGAAATATTTTCTCTTTTAACTATTTTTACTAAATGTTTTAGAATATCTAATTTATTTGGGGGAATAACTTTTAATGTTTGACATCTTGATTGCAAAGGATCAATAATACGTTCTATAAAATTACAAGTTAAAATAAATCTTGTAGTGCGTGAAAATGTCTCAATAACATTACGAAGAGAAGCTTGAGCTTGAATAGTTAGAAAATCTGCTTCATCTAAAATAACAACTTTAAGAGGTTTAAATGACATTGTACTAGCAAATCCTGATACTTTATCCCTAATGGTTTCAATACCCCTTTCATCTGAGGCATTAATATAAAGGTGGTCACAATCAATATTTTTAACAATTAACTTTGCTAATGTTGTTTTACCAGTTCCTGCTGGTCCATAAAATATTAAATTTTGAATATCATTTTGACCAATATAATTTGATATTGATTTTTTAATACTTTCATTACCTACATAATTATCTAAATTTGTAGGACGATATTTTTCTACTAATAGTCCGTGATCTTTCATAACTTAAATATACAAAATATTTTTTAAAATTCCAAGCTTAAACACCTTGTCTAAACTCTCCATATATGGAAAACATTTTTTCTTCTTTTGGCTTAACTTGTTCTTCAGTTGAATGAATAGCATATAATTTACTCCCCATAGGATCTAATCTATATTCTCCTTGAAATTGAGATTTAGTTGAGTATGCTTCTAAAGCTTCTGTTAAAGTAGGCCATACTTGTTTTTTATTATCACCAACAAGTTCCCACCTGTCTCCAGGTGGTACTCTTGTTGCAATAAGTTCATTATGTTCATTAATTATTGTTTCCATATTACATTCCCATTTGCATCATTTGTGATGGATCCATTTGTGGTTGTTGTTTTTCTTCTGTAGGTTCATTTACTACTATACATTCTGTAAGTAATACTGTTCCTGCTACCGCTGCTGCATTTTCAAGTGCTACTCTTGTTACTTTAGTAGGATCAATAATTCCTGCTTCTTTCATATTAACAATTTCACCTTTTTTAAGATCATATCCAGCCCATGTATCATTACCTGAATCCACTAATTGGTATTTACCTAACATCTGAGCTCCAACTGAATCATGTCCAGCATTTATAAGTATTTGTTCAAATGGTTTACCACATGATTTATAAACAATTTCTGATCCAACATCACATTGATCAATAGACTCTCTAGCATATAAAAGTGCTGCTCCACCCCCAGGTACAATACCTTCTTCAATTGCTGCTTTTGTAGCATGCAAAGCATCATCTACTCTATCTTTCTTTTCATTCATTTCAATTTCAGTAAATCCACCTACATGAATGATAGAAACACCACCTGCAATTCTTGCTAATCTGGTCTGTAGTTGTTCTTTTTCAAAATCACTATCAGCTGCTTCAATTTGAGATTGAAGTTCTTCAATTCTTTGATTAATAGCATCTTCATTACCCTTACCATCAATAATAGTTGTTTTTTCTTTTGTGATAGTAGCTGTTCGTGCTTCACCAAACCAATCAAATTGGAATTTATCCCATTTATGGCCTTTTTCTTTTGAAAAAACCGTTCCACCAGTCATAATAGCAATATCTTCTAAAATAAGCTTTCTTCTATCTCCAAAATCTGGGGCTTTAACTGCACATGCTTTAATAGTTCCTCTACCTTTATTTACAATAAGAGTAGCTAAAGCTTCATTATCAATATCCTCAGCAATAATAAGTAATGATTTATTATTTGAAGCACAATTTTCTAATAAAGGAAGTAAATCTTTTACTGCTGTTAATTTTTGGTCAACAATAAGAATTTGAACATCTTCTAAAGTACTAGTCATTGTGTTGTTATTAGTAACAAAGAAATGAGATTTATATCCTCTCTCAAATTGAATACCTTCAACTGTTTCAAGATAAGTATCTCCTGATTTGCTTTCTTCAATATGTACTATACCTTCATGTCCTACTTTTTGCATTGCTGTTGCAATTAATTTTCCTACTTCAGGATCATTATTCGCTGATATAGTAGCTACTTGCTCTAATTGTTCTTCAGATGAAATATCTTCTGCTATATTTTCTCTTAAACTTTTAGTAACAGTTTTTACTGCATTATCAATACTTCTTTTAATTTCAACCGCATTAGCTCCATTAGCTAAATGTTTAAGACCATCTTTAATCATCTCTCTAGCCAATAGAGTAGATGTAGTAGTACCATCACCAGCTTTATCAGCTGTTTTTACAGATGCTTCTCGTACTAAATTTACACCTAAATTTTCAATAGGATCTTTAACAGAAATATGTTTAGCTACTGTTACACCATCTTTAGTTGACTGTGCTTGATTATGTTCTTTCTCAATAACAACATTTCTACCATTAGGTCCTAACGTTGACACTACAGCATCTGCTAATGTATCAATTCCCTTTACTAATTTATCTCTCCCTTCTGGGCCAAACTCTATAATTTTACTCATTGTCTTCTAATTTTATATCATTAATTGCTTTTTCTTCTTCTTTAGTAACTTCTGTTTCTGATAAAATATCTTCAACATCAACTACTTTTTTAACTTTAGCTAGAATTTGATTTTCAGGTCCTACATAAAATTCCTCTCCATTATGTTCTAATTTAGTAAAACCTTGTGTAGGTAATACAACAATATCTCCTACTTTACTTATAGTAGGAATAAATGTTCCTGATATTGTATGTTGACCTGGTCCTACTGCTATAATTTCTCCATGTTCATTTTTGTCTTTACCAATATCAGGTACGACAATTGATCCATATGTTTCCTCTTCTACTTCTAGAGGTTTTACGATAACTGCATTAAATAGTGCTTCTAATTTCATAGGTTTTTATAATTTTGTAATTTTTTTAATTCGATTAATAACTCATCCCACCTTTCAACATATTCTTTAATACTGTTGTAGTGTTCTTTTTCATTGTTTAGTTTTTCTTTTGCTACTTTTTGTAAAGCTGCTCCAAAAGAAGAATAATGTCCTTGGGGTTTTTCATAATCTTTACCTAGGCTACCTTTTTCTAAATATTTTGCTTGAGGAGTAACAACTTCATACACAGTATAACAGTGTGTATCTTTACCTATAAAATAGGGTTCTAACAGAGGGTCTGTGATTCTTGCCATATAACTTTTTATTTTTTATTTACGTTAATATACAAACTTTTATTCAATAATCCAACCTAAAGGGCGAACTTAGGTTAAAAATAATTAATTGATTTTTATAACTTTTGGTGTAGCTGATTTTGCAAATGGAACTGCTACAATTAGTAGACCATCATTAAAATTAGCTGTTGCTTTTGTTGGGTTAAATTTTGTTCCTAATTTATAAGCTAAATTAAAAGAACGTTTAGCAATCCCTCTATGAATATATTTCCTTTCAGGATCGGGTGTTTTTGCTTTATCATAACTAAAGTTAATTGTATCTCCTTCTAACTTAACTTCAATGGCTTCTTTAGGGATGCCAGTACAAGCTAACTCAAAAGTTAGACCTAAATCATCTTCAAATATGTTAATTGGGTATTGTTGTTTGGCTTGTTCAGCCGGAATGAAAGCTGCTTCACTTTCAAATAAATTACGAAATAATAGATCAAATGGATTAAATGATCTCTCTAAAATGTGTGTGTTCATATCACTTTGTTTTTGTGCTGTCTTTAGATCAGCGGTTAATAATAAAATAAATAACTTACGCCCTTAGGTCAGTTTATTCTCTGATACATATATTAAAAATCAGTTTCTGCTTTTCTTACCATAAAATATTCTGAAGAAATTGAATCTGTTTTAAATTTCATTTCAATTAATCCCATTGTACTAATATTTAAAGTGCCTTCTTCCATGTCTTTATTAGCATGAAGAATTGTTTTAAAAGTATCTGAATTGAATGGAATTTTTAAATTTTGTTCTGTAATATCCCCCATTATTTGATAGGTGATTTTATTGTTATGTCCTGATTCATCACCAAAAATAAACTCACAAACATTTTCCCCATCTAAATTAGTTGTAGTTGTTACTAACATATTATCTACTTGAGATAATGCACTTTTAGCTTTAATTAGATTTTCAATATCTTCAGTTGTTAAGTTTAATTTAACTACAAATTCAGGCATATTAACAGTACCTACTTTACCTATAAGTAGAGCATCTGATAAAGCATAAGTTAAATTAAAGTTTAAATCTGATATTTTTAATTTAGTAAATATTTTATTTGTTTTTTCTAGTTCTAAAAGTAAATCTCCATTACAAATACTAACTAAACTATTAAGTTTTTTAGTATCATAAATTGCCAATGTACTATCTTCTAATTCAAATTCATTACAAGTAAGTTTACCTATAATATCTTTAGTAGGAGACATAAAGTCAATACTTAATGTGTTATCTTCTATAACCCATTTTACGGCTTCATTAACATTTAAATAATATTTGTTAATTACTGATTGTAGTTTTTGTTTATTTATCATATGTTGAAAAACATTTGTTGGTAAGGATTTAGGTTTAATGTCCAACCCAGATCATTATAAAATCCCTCTAATTTATTTAATAATATTGATTCAAAAATTTTCTTTCTATCTGCATATTGCTCAATGAATATACGAATTTTTTCAGGCAAATCCCACTCTAAAAAAGCAATCGCATCAATTTGATAAGGATTAGGTTTAAGGTAAATCCATTTAACTTTACTACCTTGTGTAATATAATTGTGTGTCTTATTTAATCCCCAAAATTTAAGCAAATCATTATAAATAATTGTTGCTTTAACAGCTGCAGGTGCTCCTTTACCTATAATTGAAAACATTTCTCCTGCTCTAGCTTTACGTTCTGTGTATTTATTTAACTTTTTAACAGATGTAGGATTTCCTAATTCTGTAAGAGAAATAGTTCCATCTAAAATTTGTGTTTTAAATAATTTTAATCTATTATCTATTTCACTTTGTTCCGCTCCTTTTAAAACATCAACTAAGGTTTTATGGAAAAATTTACCTAATACAGGTGGAAAATTTGCTTTTTTAAACTCAAGACCTTTAACATCAAGAGATTCCTTTACAATACCTTCTTGCTTTGTAATCCATTGAGCATAACGTCTTGTAGCTCTAAAATAAGCTGAACGAATAACACACTCAGTTTTCATTTCTAATCTATGTTTACCTTTAGCATTAAAGCAATTTGTGGCTAATGAGTCATAGGAATCAGTAATAATATCCTGATATTTTAAAGCAATGTTTTCTAATTTATCATCTTTCTCTTCACTAGGCATAGTTTCAAATTCAGGATATAAATGCCTTAATAAAGGTTCAGCATGTATATAAATTGAATCTGTATCTGAATATGCTACATAATTTGTATCATCTGAATCACAAATCCACCATGGAGTATCTTCTAAATGTTTCATAATTCTAATCCTTCTTTTATAACTTTATTCATATGTCTATTGGCTGCTAATGCAGATTCTTGTATAATTCGCTGTCCACTAAGCGTTATAGACTCAGATAATATAACATTCCCATAACGGAATGACCCTAAAGCAGTAGCACCATATAACGAATTAAGTAAAATCTTCATAGTATATTGTTTCATATGAAAAGCAGCACCTAATTCTTTATTTCCATCTTTATATGCTTTTTTCATTTCGTTTTTATACTCAACTCTTTCATCAAACCATTTTTTTAAAATAGTAGATAATACTGACTCACGATCTGTATTAAACATAACACCATTTGCTGAAATAGATAGATCGTTTTGTTCTACCATTGCAACAATTCTACCTATATTAACTTTTGTTCTATTTCTTTTTAAATTTTCAACAATTAACTCTTCAGCATAATCTCTACATTTTAAATCATTTAAACCCAAACGATTATTTCTATCATCAGCATCTATAATTCTTCCAACCATAGTTTCCTTACCAATATTAATAGTCATAATAATTGAAGGGTATAGTGATGTTAAATCTTCATCAAAAACATAATTATAAATTCCTGCTTTAGGACAAAATAAATACCCACCAGCATAATTCTTTTTAGAAATTGGATTACGTTCCTTTGCAGGAGGGATAATACCTTTACTTAGTAGATAAGCCGAAATAGCTCCATCTTGTGTTTTAGTATTGGCATAAACCTCACTATAATTATGTTTACCTTTATGTGCTAGGTTTTTAGTTAATGCTAAGTAATCTAACTTTTCATCTAGTTTTTTTAATATCTCAACATCAACAAAATTATATTTAATAAATTTATGAATATCAGTTTCAAATAATTGATCAAGATTACCTTCATATTCTATTTTATTCATCCCTACATATTTTTCTCCAATGGCATCTAACCTCATAGAAGGTTCATCTGCCCAACTGAATTTTTTATGTAGTCTCATGTAATCTAAAGATTCAACACCTGCTATTTGAATATATTGGTCTTTAAACCAAGGTGTTTCTCTTACATAACCAATAGGAGATAAATGTCTTGCAAAATCTTCTCCTAATACATTACACATTCTATAATATAAATAAGGGACATCAAAGTAATCACTATTCCATCCTACTATAATATCAGGATCCATTTCCCTAAATAATTCTAGAAATTTAGCTAGTAATTCTTCTTCTGTTTTACAAGGAATTATTTCTTTATTTCTTGCCTTAGTATGTTTTAATTGTCCTTTAGGATCTAAAATAACAATACCCCACAAATCTACTTGTTTATCATACCAAGCTATTGATGTTACTTTTTTAGGTGCTGACTTAATATATTCTTCTGTAAGAGCATCACCCATTTCTGTTTCAATATCAAAAAATATTTCTCTATGGGTTGAAGAGGGTTCATCATTAATTCCATATTTTTCAACTAGGAATTTTTGATAGGGGGGCATATCATGGAAATGAAGTTTTGGAGTATCATTTCTATAGTTTTTAATTTTTTTAAGGGGTTCACCATTTAGTCCCGTAAATTGGGCATCAGCTTCATGACATTCAATATAAGCTTGATTATCCCATTCTACTTTAGAATAACCCTGATCTTCCCATAAATGTATTAAAAACTTATTATCTTTAAGAC